GTTTATCTCCTCTATCAAAGCTTTTTTCTCTTCGTCTTCTATGTTTCCGCCAAGATATTGCGTGCTTCTTTCTATCATGTACGTGTGGGAATTTATCAACCCAGATATGGGTATGTCAAAAAAAAGCCTCTCGTACTCTTGAAAAAATTCGTCTACTGTTAAGACGACTTCTGTTTCTTCTACTTCTGAAGTAATTAATTCGCTGAAAGAGGTATTTACGACCTTTGGGTACGTATTTGTTCCATACACTTTTTTTATTAAATCAACCCTTCTTTTAGCCATTATCTTACTATTTTTATTGTGTTATTCGTATCAACTATGATAGTTTCACCTGTAGATAGCGCTGTTTTAATTAGTATTTTGTAATATCTCTCTGGTTGTAAACCCCCGGTATATAGCATAAGGTAATTTCCCATCGAATCACAGCTTATTTTAGTGTAATCATCATCAAAATCTATTACCATTTCCTCGGTTTTTAAATCTTTTATTGCCCAATAAGAATTTTGGGGCAAAGCTTTATTGTTAACATACAATGAAGCTGTAGTAAACTGTCTAACTGGGTATTTATCCCTCGCATTTATTCTAAATTTATAGTTAGTACCCAATTTGTATTCGGAGTAGTTATTTGCTATAGTTAGAATCATATCGTCTGTTGAAATGACAGAGAGACTTCCAGTAGAGTATGAACTATCGTCCCACCTAATTTCTAAACATGGGGGGTATATTGTGTGAGTATCTACAGAAAAATATTTCAAAGCCATGTAAGAATAGCCGTTACCTTCTATAGAGTCTGGATGTTTTAGTATAAAACCGTTGTTTGAAGATCCCGAAAACCAAGAATCTACTATATTAGTAACTTTGCAACTTATGTCTTTATCAGAACTATTGGTAAAGGATTGGGTGACTAATAAATTCGTCCAAGAACCTCCTCCTGATGTTATGTAGACTTTTCCGTGACTAACATCCCAAGAAGTAGATGTTGTGAAATAAGAAGATGTGCTGTACCAACACACTCCATTCATAGTCTCAGGAGAATCTCCATATTGACCGGTGCCCATATCGTAACTTTGAGAAAGTTGGCGAATTTCTAAATAATAATTTTGAGATAAATTCTCTGCATTAGCCAAGTAGAGTTTGAGATACGCGTTCCAAGAACCTGTAGTAAAAGATTTTAGCGTGTTTAAATCAGAGTTTGAGAACGTAACTAAAGACCTAACGATATCTTCGTTTAATAGAGATCCAGTGCCAAGTACTGGGCTTAGTTGATTAAACGAGTTTTTTACGGACACTTCTAATATCTCATCTAATCCTGTATTTTTTTTGGGAAAAGCTGAGTATATCGAAGCATCTTTATCTGGAAATATTTTATATACTGCCATTTTTTAGTTTTTATACTGTTACGACCCGACCTTGTATGTCCGTGTTTGGATATTTTACCTCAAAAATACTGGGATCCAAACTTGGATATATAACACCGTCTAAGGTAGCCCCGCTTACATCGTAACTGTATTTAGAGTACCCTAAATTTTCCCCGTGAAGATTAGTAATATTGATTGATTTTACTGTCTGCACTCCTTCAACGATATCTAGTGTAGAATATACGTTAGAAAGAATGATAGGTTGATTTATTTGCCACCTTGCAATATCAAAATAACTTTTCATAGATTCTAAGCACCTAGCTATGACGTCTACATTCGAATAATTGGGACGAGTGACAATTTCGAATTCTACTTTTATGTTTATTATGTATGCTGGTTTTATATTTATAGCGTCCGTTAACATCCTATATTCAGATAAGTAAGTATCCAAATTTTTCATTAACGCATTAGATGGATTTGTTAACTGATTCGAGCTGTTTACGGAAAGAACACACAAACTAACTAAGACGGGATCTTTTTGATATATAGAAGATTTGAAGTAATTTGTAAAAGTGGAGTCGTCTTTACTTATGTAGGCTTTAGAAATTCTACCGTAAATTTGAGGCATATTCAAAGTTCTAGCTAAATAATCCTCTTGAGTTACCGCTCTCAATTGGCTTGAAAATTCTGCTGCCGCGTTTAATCTTATAGAATCTATATCGTCTCCGTCTGCTCCTCCAACTGCTGGATTTTCGTTGTTAGTTACTACTGTATTTTGTTGACTCGTATTCACCGCCGTTGCAGTAAATGATACGGGTATAGTCAATTCGTTACTTTCTGCGTTACTAGAAGCTCCACCACCTGCTAAATACGTAAAAGTTATACTCGTATTGTACGGAGCTAATCCGTAAGTTTGAGTTGTTACGAAATTAGTGGGATCAAAAGCTGAAGATATAAAAGTGGTGGGATAATTTACCGTGCCCAATCCAACATTATTTGGATTGGGTATTACGGAGGTGTCTGCTACCGTATTTATTCCTGGTCCAAATTCAATATCTAAAGATTCGTTACTTCTAAACCTAGAAACGAATCTTGTTGGTACACTAACTTTTTCTAAAATGTAGGGTACTTGGTTTGCGGATTGATACAAGGAAGGATAATTAGCTTGAGTATTTTCTACTGGATTAAGAATATAATCTTGAGCTAAGTAAGGCACTTCGTTCCACTTATTTCCATCAGAATCTACTGCGCTAACTATTCCTACAATATCAGTATCTTGTATATTAACCGTATTGAACCTAGTCGCAGATCCGAAGGAAAAGGTCTTTGTTCTTAATTGACCAGATATAGCAGAAGTTTTCTTTTTTAGTAAAAATTTTGTAGGTACTCCCGCTCCGTTTACGGTGTATACAGACACATCGGTTGGATCCATAGAAGAGGATATAGTGAAATCTACTTTTTCGGGGCAATAATAAAAGAGATTGCTATTTATGTTCGATTTTACAACCATTCCTGGTGCTATTGTTAACGCGTAAGTAAAATCTGGAACTACGGAACCTCCAACATTAAGAGAAGGAACTTGTTGATACACATCTAACTCCGCAAGAGCAACTGAAGTCATTTTAGGTCTGTAACCTAGCATGTAAGACATATCAAATACGTTGCTCTTTTGCTTTGAATACTGCAAAAAAGTCTCTTGTATTTGATTATCTAAGTAGAAAGAAAGAACATCTCCTACGTAAGCCGCCATCTCTATAAACATAGTGCCTGGAGATGCCTGCGTAAAGTCATTATACACTGTGGGATAATAAGCTCTAGCAAATTCTATTAGATCGGCTCTAAAGGCAGAATAGTCTTTGTTTAAATATTTTATATCTATTTTATTAGCCATTATTCATTCTACTTTTAAGTTTGTAAATCAACCAAGACTGTATCGTTTTCGTTAGTGTTAATTATAGAATAGCTAAAACTTATTCTAATTTTATGTCTATCTGGATCAGCAGTAACCAAAAGTTTAGACACTTTTATATTAAGAAAGTTATTTTCCAATTGGGTGATCAAAGATAATTCTATTTGATCGGCCGTGTCTTGATTTATTTGTTCAAAAAGTCTTTTTCTTATGCCGGCTCCAAAATTAGGAGAGAATATTCGTTCTCTTTTATCTGTCAGTAAAAAACTGATTATGTTGTATCTTAATTGATCTTTAGTGGAATATACTCTTTCAAAAACACTAGGATTAGAAAATGGTATTTTTACACCTATGGATATAGATTTGCGTATATCAAGTGGCGATATGTTTTTAATATCGTATGCCATTACATCACACCTTTACTTATCATTTTATTCATGAGATCTGAAAAATTAGGAACTTCATTTATTTGAACCATTTCGTGAACTCCGCTTGGTCTTGAAGAAGTCAACATGCCATTCACTGTGCTAACCCTTGCTGATTCGTCTGAAGATCTTTGCATTAGAGCAAATCCGTCTACATCGTGACTAGAAAAGTTAATATTGTCTGTTTGTTGCATCCCCATTGCAGTTTCGTTGAGGAGTGAATTTAGCATTTTATTCCCACTTAGTTTAGGAGCTACCGCTCTTTGAGGTTGCTCGTTAAGGGTTAAGGGAACGTCACTTTTGTTTTTTGACTTAAAAGTTTCTAAATAATCGTTTGATTTTTTACCTTCTAACATGAGTTTAGAGAGCTCTTCTTTTAAAACAACTCTCATTTCTTCCCTTATAATTTTTCTAAGTACGTCTAACTTTGCCATATTTTATAAATATTTTCTTTGTTATTTCTTAAGTTCTGCTATTTGCTTATCGACATCTTTAATTTGTTTTGTTTTTGCAGCGACTACTGCGAACCCAGCTGGACCTGTTAAAAGAGCTTGTCTTCTTTGTTTCTCTAGGTCTTCTTTCTTTTTTTGAAGTTCCTCTATTTTTGCTTTTTTCGATTCATTACTTCGCTTTGAATCTTCTTGACCTCCTCCCACATTAAAAGAAGGTAAATTAAACCCAAATTTAGAAATTATAGAAGCTATCTTTTTTCGAACCCTTTCTCTTAGTTTCTTTCCTCCTTGAGACTTATTAATGTAAGCATTGAGTCCTATGCCTTTATTTTCGTCTTCGTTATTTGGATCATCCAAGGTATCTCCTTGTAAAGAAATATCAAATTTGTCGCTCAAGTTAGATTCTTCAATGCTTATTTCGTTGTCTTCTAAAAAGTTTGTAGACTCGTTGATCGCGACTAATTCTTGAGAATCTACAGAAACACTACTAGGATTTACTAGTTTTTTAGATACTAAAAGCGCCTTCACTTCTTCTATTATAATTCTATCGTCACTTGCAAAAGTTGGAGTAGAACTCGCCACTAAAATGTTAGCCATATTCAGTGCTACGCCGTATCTTCTTTTTAAAGATATACCTTCGTCTGTTAATTGTTCTGTGATTATTTTAATAAAATAAGAATTATTCCTGTCTCCAAAGGTTAATTTTTTATCGTTTTTATTTTTTTCGTAGTTATCCTTAAAATTTTTTAAAATCTTAGAAGTATTTTCTAGATCTTCCACTGTTTTCTTTAGATCCTTAACTATTTCTGGATCGGCGTTATCGCAGCTTTCTAAATTGAGAATTATTATTTTTAAGTATACGAGTACTTCATCTATTTGAGAAATAGTATAAGCGACTATGCTTAAACTTCTAGTTAAAATTACGTTTAGTTGTCTTAATCTCTTTAATAAATTATCTATTAATTTATCTAATTTAGTAGTAGTAGTGTCTTGTATTATTATATTCAATCCTACAGTAGTAAAAGCGTTGGGAACAGGACTTAAAATAGCCAGTATAATTTGCCTAACTCTCTTAAACAGAGTAAGTCCAGTAATCAACCTCTTAACTAGTGTTTGTAACCTTCTTATTATAGACAATAAAAAATTAGCTTGATTTTGTACATTAACGCAAGCTTTTTGTATATTTTTTACGAATGGAAGTAATTTTTCTGGTTTTACTATTTTATTTATTTTGTTTAAGTCTTCTTGAACTTTAGCTGGTAAAAAACTCAATCCTGAGGGGG